ACGAATTTGCAAATGAACAAGAATGGTTGACCATTCGTGAAACACTATACAATGATGAAGCATTGATTTCAGAATGTGCAGCAATACACGAAATTGGTCACATATGTTTTGCATATGATGAGGAAGGTGAATGCACTGACCTATCAACCAAGTATGCGGTTGATATTCTTTGGAATGTTGACTTGGGCAACTTGGTCCAATATGAGGTTTATCCAACACCTGATGGAATCCACCTATTTGCGGGAACTGCTGAACTCTATCTTAAGGAATTTTGCCTTGTCAATCCTACATCACCATATTGTCAAACCGAAGAAGAAGAATGAAAACATATTTGACATCCATATTAAAAGTCATCATATTATTTTTTGCACCAATCAAACCGCTTATAATTTTAATTAGTTTAAGCACCATCATTGACACTGCATTTGGCGTTTGGAAAGCCAAACAATTAAACGAAAAAATCACATCCAAAATATTTAGAAATGGACTCGTTCCAAAACTAATATCATACATCACAACTATTATGATGGTGTACGGATCTGATGTGTTTATTATAAATGAATTAATAATGAGTGTTGTGGATGTGGAATTTCTTGCAACTAAAATCACTGCATTAACTTTGATAAGCATTGAAGTCAAGTCAATGGATGAATCATTCATTGCAGTCAAAGGTTATTCGTTTATCGATAAATTCAAAGATATTATATCCAAGATCAAGGATGTTAAAAAACAACTATGAGGGCAATCCATAAGATAATCATTCATTGCACCGCAACACGTGAAGGTCAAAATATTAGTGTTGATACCATTCGTAAATGGCACATGAAACGTGGGTGGTTAGATATTGGTTATCATTATGTTATTGATATAAAAGGTGACATTCATGCTGGTAGACCAATTGAGTTGATTGGAGCGCATACAAAAGGACAAAACAAATATTCTATTGGTGTTGCATATGTTGGTGGTGTGGAATCGGATGGAGTAACACCAAAAGACACAAGAACAAAAGCACAAAAGGATGCAATAATACGACTTATTAAAAAGTTAAAAGGTTGTTATCCTGATGTGACAATACATGGACATAATGAGTTTTCAAACAAAGCGTGTCCATCATATAATGTACAAAATGAAATTAATTTATTCGGATGAATGGATTGACATTTTTAACAAGTATCCGCAATTTGATAATGAACAACGTGTTCAATATTACAAACGAATAGGTGACTTGACTGGCAAATCACCAGCAAGTGCAAAAAAATACTTCTTAAAATTAAAATCCAAGATCGACAACTATTGTGAAATGGCTGGTGTGCCAACACAAAATGTCAAACATGGTTGGGTTAAGACCAAAGATACAAGTTTATTTTTCAAGAATCCTGACTTTGAAGGTGCAGTTGATTATGATAAAATTCGTGAACAACTAATCAATGACTTAAAAGATTATGCACCAATATATCCACCACTAACAAGGACCAAAATACAAGATGGCCATTTGTTGGTTGTTGATCCAGCTGATGTTCACATTGGCAAACTTTGTGAAGCATTTGAAACTGGCGAGGACTACAATACAAACATTGCAGTGCAACGTGTGAAGGAAGGTGTTCAAGGTATCATTGACAAATCACGAGGGTACAACATAGACCAAATCCTTTTTATTGGTGGTAATGACATATTGCATATTGATTCACCTAAAAGACAAACGACATCAGGAACACCACAAGATACGGATGGGATGTGGTATTCAAACTTTCTTATGGCCAAACAAGTTTATGTTGATGTCCTTGAAATGTTGCTTCCATTGGCTGATGTACACTTCACATTTAATCCATCAAACCATGACTATCAAAGTGGGTTCTTTTTAGCGGATGTCATTCAAACGTGGTTTAGAAATAACAAGAACATGACCTTTGATTGCTCAATTGCACATCGTAAGTATTTCAAGTATGGTCAAAACGTTATAGGCACAACACATGGTGATGGTGCAAAGATGAATGATTTGCCATTGCTCATGGCAGTTGAAGCAAAAGAACATTGGGCAGACACAAAGCATCGTTATATTTTTACCCACCATGTTCATCATAAGCAATCGAGAGATTATCAGGGTATCACAATAGAGTCATTACGTTCACCAAGTGGAACGGATTCATGGCATCATCGGAATGGATTTCAGCATTCACCAAAAGCGATTGAAGGCTTCCTATTACACAAAGATCATGGCCAGGTGGCAAGGTTTACACATTTATTTTAAAATAATCTGCAAAGCAATCACACCAAGTGATATAAAAAAATATTGGCGTGTTCTTTTTAGTTTTTGTTTTTGTTTTTGGTTGCTGGTCAATACAACATCATAACGTTGTTTAATGCCATTATAAGCGTGTTTAGTGCGTTGTAAGTTGGTTTGTGTGCTATCTATCAACTGCAAGTATTTAACTTCCTTAAAAGCGTTTATTTTCGCTTGTTCCAATAAAGAATCTTTTTGAAGCAGTTCAACATAAATATCATCCATTTGATTGAGGGTAATAACAACCAAAGTATCACCAGTCTTTTCATCGATTAATGCGGTTTGAGAATAAGCGAATGCGTTCAGAAGAAGGCAATATGTGATAATTAGAAATTTCTTTTTCATAATAAAGTTTAATTGTATCTTGTTGTTTTTGTAAACTATCCAATTGTAAATAAATAGTATCGGTATTGGTTAGTTTAATAGGTTCTTCTATTGTTTGCAAATCTTTGCTTTTATTAATCAAATCAACCAATATGATAGATGAGATTGATAATATTATTGCAATATAAATTAATACGTGTTTGTTCATTTTATATTAAAAATTTCATTTACTGTATTTGGATGATAACCAGCTGCTAAACATATAGTGATTAACATCTCTTGAAGTTCTACTCCATCTACATCACTATGGCTTTTTTGAACGGATACCTTTGTATCGTATTGTTCAATTGTAATTTTAAATGGTTTATTCATAATTGTTGTTTTACTTTATTCCAATATTGCAAAGTGCAATCTTTTTTATATCCATTTGGTCCACCATTCCAAACACGTGCAATGCGTTCAGGTGTTCCATTTGGCGAATAGTATTCTTGTATGATATAAAATATTTCAATAGACTTTTGTTTACTCCATCTATCATCCAAAGTATATACTTTTGGAATGTCATTTTTTGCCAATATTCGATTGACATCATCAATCATTATTGGTCTAATTTGCAACACACCACAAGCATCTTCTTTTTTATTCCATGCAGTTGGATCATTTCTTGATTCAACATACATTATTGCATCAAGTAAAGCCACATCACTTGGAGTGAGTGACATGGCTATAAAACACACTAAAAATTTCATAAATTTATAATATTATCTTCAGTCATTGAATCCATGATTCGACCAAAATTTGTCACCAGCTTATCATGTATTTCATTCTTTGTATCTTGTTTATCCAACAATTCACAAGCATCAACAACAAACGATTCGAGTGTACGTGATACACGTTTGATATCACGTTGTACTTTCACACCATTTATTTCAATGTCATCCAACAAAGGAATCATCTCAAGTGATAACAAATAAAGTTTGATTAAAGGGTTCATTTGAAAAAATTTATCTTGTTAGGTATTTTAAAAATAGAACACAATTCAACATGATTATTAAACCTTTGTCTGTCTGTTTCACAATCATTTTCGTAAGTCCTTAAAGCATGGATGACTGTTGAATGATCACGTAAACCTACAAAGACACCTATTGTTTTAAGCGATGGTTTCAATATATCTTTCAAAAAATAAATGGTTGCATATCTTGGCTCAATTATTTCTTTTTTTCGTGTTTTGCTGCAAATCAGGTCAATCATATTTTTAGTGGTTAATTCACCAAATAATGCTTGAATGATTGGGTCTTTAGCGTAATGCTTTGCAACCTGATGTTTAATTGCATCAGGTGTTTTAAATTCAGACAATTGTTTATTTATTTGATAAACATCAAAAGCTGGGATTAGGTATGGGTGTATGTTGTTCATTTAGTAATTAGTGTATCTTTTGTGTAAGTTAATTTTGGAACTGGTACTTGTTCACCATTTTCGTCAATATAATTTGCACCATGCTTCAAAGCTGCAAGTGCTTGTTTGGATTGCATTTCAAAGTTCTTTAGCTCTTGGTGAATCATTTGCCATTGTTCTATATGCTTAAAATCATAACGGACTGCACCATTTCTTCGTTCAAATTTAATTCCATGCAGTTCAAAGGACTTTCCGTATTTCTCTGATTCCTCCAGTGCAATTGGTTCAATGTCCTTGATTGCTTGTTCAATCTCACGTTTGTATTCTTTGAGTTCTGCATATGCAATCAGGGGATCAGTCATCCCCTGAATTACATTGTTTGCTATATCGTTAAAATGGGAGGTTATCATTGCTATCTTGATTTAACGATTGATATTCTTTTGACATCACAACTTTGTCCTTGATAAAGTCAGGTAGTGATTCAAACAATTCTTGTTTGAAGTTATCATATGTCAACTCTTGTCGCTCATTAATTAATTCAGGACAATCCATGCCTTTTGGCAACATTGACACACTTGATATGTTTGCATATGTGTTGCCATTGGTTGCGGTTTTGTGCGTGATTGATAACATACAAGGCACACCAATAAGATTGGTCACATCAAATGACTGGGCTTCTTTGTCGGTGAATGATTTTCCTCGCCATGATTCCAAGAAACCGCGAAGGGTTGATTTTTCGTGTAGTGATAATGTGAATTCCTTTGCAATGACACGAGGTTGTTCACCGCGTTCTTCATTGAATGTAATCATTTCGGTTGGTAGTTCCCATGTGATTCTTACTTTCTTTCGTTCTTTGGATTCACCATTAAATGTTTCTTTAATAGTTCCAATTTCAATCATTGAATAACATCTTGCTGCATATGATCCAGCTGGAATGATTTCAATGCTTTTTTTACTTTGGTTTGTTGTTGCTAAAATTGCCATTTTTATATAAATTTAATTTGTTTAATTTGGTCGAAATAATCTAATAAACTCATGTGCATTGCACTTGCATTTTGAATCGATCTCGCAACCAATTCAGTAATTGCATCTTGATTTGCAAATGAAATATTTCGGTTGCCATCAACGACACTATTTAATGTGTGAAAACTGATATGGTGTCGTTTTGCAACTTTTTTGCGTTCATCTATTGTTGTGCAGTTTTTAATAATTTGTTTAAGGTGTTCTGAAATCTTTCTTTCGTACTTCATTTTAATTTTTTTAATATAGTTTTGTATTCGTTTATTTTTAAAGATAATGAAAGTGATGGTGAAAAATCATCATCATCATCATTATACCAATCATCATGAAACTTTTCAAGTTCTTTTATCTTATTTTGTACAAGTAATCTTACTTGTGATTTTTCATACTCTGTCATGGATTAAATGTAATGATGAGATGAAACCAATTGAAAACATAATGAATCCAAGATCAGGATAATTTAAGGCAAATGCAACCAGTCCAAATGGTGCAAATGTTGCAAAGTAGATTTTTAAATATTTTTTCATTTTTGATATATTGTAATGCAAATATATACAAATAATTAAAAATAAAAAAAAAATTATTTTTTTATAAAACATGCATTGTATTACTTTTTTATACTATATTTGTATCATAATAATAAAAGCAATAACAAAAATGACAACATTATTTAACACATCAGGAAGCAAAAAGGTAAACATTTTAATTGATAACAATTATGACAAACCAATTTTTAGATCATTATATGTTCAAGTTTACAACGGAGAAGAACAAGTTTTAGATAGTAAAGAATATTATTCTTTAAAAATGGCTACTAAATGGGCGAACAAAAAACTAAACAACTAACACAAACCCTTCATCATATGGTGAGGGGTTTTTTAATAAGGACACATTTTATCATTTCCCTATACTCCCCCACCACAAAAACGAATTTCATTTTTAGGGGGGGGGTGGTTTTGCTGAACAAATGTGTCCTAAATGGTTAAACTATATGATAATCAATGTTTTACGAGGACACATAGGATTTATTTTTTTTAATAAAATATTATAATATAATTTTGCAATCTACAATATGATAAAAAACACAAAAATTTCCATCTTTAAATCACTATACAAATCATCTGATGTACCCTATGTTGTCCAATTGGATCAAGCATTAAAAAGAATAAAAGAAGGAAAGTCAAAACATATCATTGATAAAATGATGGTTTTAAGTGGTGATGATAAGTCCAAAACAAAGAATCAATTACCATGTGTCATTTTTAGCGGTGTATTTAATCAACGAAAAAAATCAGGATTAAAAGAACATAGTGGTTTAATGGTCTTGGACTTTGACAAAATACCTGATGATAAAATGGATTTGATGTTTGACCAGTTAAAACAAAACAAACACATTGTGTCTGTGTTTATGTCACCATCACGAAATGGATACAAGGCCATTGTTTCAATTCCAAAATGTAATGCAAAAGAACATGAACAATATTTTAAAAAGTTTGATCAGGATTTCAATTATGACTATTTTGATAGTGCTACTTGCAACATCGATAGAGTTTGTTTTGAATCATATGATCCAAATATTTACATTAATTATGAAGCTATACAATACAATCCAAAATTGGTTGATGATGGTTTTCTAATTGCTGAAAAGATTCCTACAATACCAATCAATGATGATTTTAAAAAGATTGATTTAATAATGAATTTTAACTGGCAAAAGGATTATGTTGTTGGTGAACGAAATTCATTTGTTTTTGATATATGTGGTGCGTTTTGTGAATATGGAGTTCAGGAAATTAATGCAATTAATTATGTAAAAAATAATGTGGTCTTTGAAGATTACATTGATGATAGTTTAGTAAATACAATTAAAAGTGCATATAGAATCAGACAATTTGGATGTAAATATTTTGAAGATTGGTCCAAAATAGATGCCATTAAAAAAGACTTAAAATATGGTAAGGAAAAAGTTCAGGAACTGCACAACATTAATGATGATGTTTATGACCAAGTAAGTGAAGAATCAGAGCATGATGACTTTTGGTACTATGATAAGAAGCAGAATATTAAGATTGATCCATTAAAATATAAAATATTCCTTGAAAGAAATGGGTTTAAAAAATTCTTTTTTGGTGATAGCTTAAAACCATCTTTTGTAAAAATAGAATCAAACATTGTCAATGAAACATCAACCGAAAAAATAAAGGATTTTGTATTAAATTATTTATTGGAAAATAATGAAACTGATGTATTTTCATATTGTGCAACATATCAAAATTTATTTACTGATTCATTTCTGGCGATGCTGGAAACAATAGAATTGATGATGTTAACTGACACAAAGACAAAATCATTTATTGCATTTAAAAATGGTATTTTGGAAGTGACAAAAGATAAATTGTTTTTAAATGAATATGTAAATGTTGATGGTTACATTTGGAAGAATCAAATCATTGATCGTGATTTTATTTTGTGTGATGATTTTGATAACGATTATCAAAAATTTGTATTTAATATTTCAAATAAGGAACCATTAGCAATTGAATGTTCTATTGGGTACATGTTGCACACCTATAAGAATAAGATTGACAACAAAGCTATAATACTAAATGATGAAGTAATTAGTGACAATCCTGAAGGTGGAACTGGTAAAGGTTTATTTGTTCAGGGATTAAAAGAAATCAGAAGGGTTGGCATATTAGATGGAAAGTCATTTGATGATAAGAAATCGTTTCCATATCAAACAATAAGCCAGGATACGCAAATCCTGGTCTTTGATGATGTTAAAAAGAATTTTGACTTTGAATCAAAGTTTAGTTTAGTTACTGAAGGAATTACACTGGAACGTAAAGGTAAAGATGCAATAAAATTAAACGTGGAGCAATCACCAAAAATGCTAATATCAACCAATTATGCAATCAAAGGTGAAGGAAACAGTCATGATAGGCGAAGACATGAAATTGAGGTTGCTCAACATTATAATCAAAATTTAACACCTTTTGATGATTTTGGTAGAACATTGTTTGATGACTGGGATAATGATGATTATATGAGGTTTGATAATTATATGGTTCATAACATTCAGTTATATTTCAAACATAAACTGATTAAACAAACCAATGCCAAGAATATTAAATTGCGTAAATTTATATCTGAAACAAGTCAAGAATTCTACGAATGGGTGACTTTTGAAGATAATGAAATGGTTAATATTAGATTAAACAAAAGGAATAAGTTTGACCAGTTTGTTGAAGATTATCAAGATTATAAGAAATGGCTCACACAAAAGAAATTTAACATATGGGTTAAAAAGTATGCAAAATACATCCTTGCTGAATATACTGAAGGACACACCAATGGTGATCGTTGGTTCAAAATAGTAGATGATTTACCTTTTTAAATTATGAATATAACAAACGAAGATAATATGCAATTAATGGCAAGGTATGAAG